AGACTAAATAAAGAGTTAGATACATTGAAGCAAAATATTGTGAATGTATTTGATAGAACAAATCAAAACTTAATCATTGTTCAAGACGAACATGGAAATAGTTTTGGAGTTCAAAAAATAAATCGTAAAAGAAAAAACTTTGATAAAGAAAATTTCAAAGTTAAGCACAATGATTTATTTAATGAGTATCAAAAGGTTATTGAATACTGTGAATACAAAGCAATTGGGAGTGATGACAATGCCCAGTAACTTAATCAACATTGCTCAGACCTTAGCCAATAGAGTTAGAGGAACTGAACTATCAACAGACACTAAAGTTGATACTAAGACTGAGACTAATCTTAACTATGAGTTAATGTATAAAATGTTAGAGAGCGAAGTTGAAAAGCACATACTAGAAAATCAAGGGAACAGATGTGTAGACGAGTTTAGACAAAACATACTGACTAAATTCCAGTCGCTTGTACAAATACTAATTAAATAATAATTAACAAATCAATGGCGCTAACGCGCCATTGGTGTAACTTGCGCATAGCAAGGCTCACAATCTACTTCGACCTGCAATTCCAAAATTCGGTTTACAATTCGCGTTGCCTGGCGGGTGCTTACCGTGCAAAGAGGTTTACAAAGCAATATACATAAATATACTAGGGTCCCAAACGGTATGAACGTAGAAAATCTTACAGAAGACGAATTAAAAGATCTAATTCTTAAAAAGCAATTAGAGTGGATCAAGTTATGCCAGGATAATTTTTTAATTTTTGCTGAAACAGTTTGGCAAGATTTTATTTATCGTAAAACAAAGGACCCAAAGAAATATGGGCACCATCAAATTATTGCTCAATCCTTTCAAGATATAGCAGACGGGGATGCAAAGAGGCTCATAATTAATATGCCTCCTAGGCATACCAAATCAGAATTCGCATCATATTTATTTCCTGCTTGGTATATTGGAAAGTATCCAAAGAAAAAAATTA